CAGGTAATGTGCAGTCATAATCAGGCACTGCAAGTTTTGGTAAAGGCATAATTAAATATAACGATAGAATTATTTAGGCACCATATTTAGAAAAGTTTCCTTGTCTAGGTATAGCATCGCTAGTGTATGTTCTTTGTGGACTATTACTTGATATCCCATCGATGTTGACAGTATCAAATCTATATCTCTCGAACACTAACTGAACGTCTAAGCTAAGTAAACTAGTCTCATCGTTACTTAACTCGAAAGTTCCTATGTTTGTAGGAAAAACACCATACATCTTATATACTGCAGTTGCTTGGTTCAGTCTTTGCTTATATACCTCTAATGGGTCTTTAGCATTAAATGACTGAAGGAATGTATTAGATCCATTCTCCCATTTGACTATCTGAAATTCAGTAACGTAATGATCATAGAATCCAACAGTATTATCAGCATCTGATGCTACACAATGGCACCATCTCTCAAAATAATCTCTATGAACCTGATCCTTAGTAACTAAAAAACTGATCTGAGTTTCCGATGCAGTCTGACCAGTACCGAAACGACGAATCATTCCGTGGTTATTGACTTCACCAGTAGTAACTGCTCTACTTGGGATAGTGACGCTTTGTGCAAATAAACTCATTGAGATCATAAGTTCTTTACCACCATTATCCTCTGGTCTCCACTGTGTAGGTGATTCTGCTGCTAAACATGGCGGTAATGCGAAGGAAATTTCGTATAGATTACTCTTCGCAGGTTCGTATGACCCAAGATTAACTGCTTCTTTAAAGGTATTAAAACTGTTAGGACTGTATGGAACACCTGATAGTGTCATAATTTACTCCATATGAAACTGCTAGGAATATCGATCCATCGACTACCGACAGAAGTATAAAACTTTTCTACTGGTAAAGGAACCATGTCTATAAACTCTTCCCTAGGCACTACTTTAATATTAGTAGCATTAGACATAAAGTATTTATGATGGCACTGGATAGGATATTGTAAACCACCCGAACCCCATGTTTTTGCTACTGATTGACGCATTTCTGGTCTTAGATAATGTAGATTACCACCCTCAAACTGCAGTAATCCTGCATCATTCTGCATAATTTGTACCATAGGGAATGCATCATACCATGGTAACTTCTGTGCAGGTGTGGATGGACTATAGTTAAAATATATGATATCACCTTGACTAAAACCACCTGTATAGTCACCCAACTGCTGAAATAACTGGGATCTATACCAGTCCTTAGTCTTGGGTGCACCCTGTGTAGAGTCTTTTATGGTTGTGAATACACTCATACCTTTAATTCTTTCTCTGTAAGTATTATGAAATTCATCCTACGATCCTTACAATATTCATCTGCTGCCTTCCATTTAGCGTCATTTATCACAAATGTCTTTACTTCTGATAAATACTTCTTGGTGACACGTTTCTTACGTTTCGGTTCTTGAGTCTGAACAAAAGGTTTGACCTCAATGATATTTTTTGATAACTTTCCTGTTCTCGTTCTTGTTTTAACGTAGAAATCGGGAAAATAACGATGAACACGATTATCCACGGGACTACGATAAGGTATAATAATCTCTTCACTGCCCCACTCCAAGACGTTTTCATTGTTGTCGCACCACACCATAAACTTTCTTTCCCATAAAGACCTATAAATAATATTGGTGGGATCACCTTTATACTTATTTGTGTTTGATGGTTTAAATTTTCCAGAGTAACTCATATGCCTGTTTGGTCAGATCATTCTATTTCATCCCGTTACATGTATCCACTTGTATCACCTCGTGGTGCAAATGTGCGTGATGAGGATATATCGGAGGATATGCGTTTTGGATCAGAATCGTTAGATTATCTAAAATTCACTATATACGATCCTGGTAAGTCCAGTCCCTATAACTACGTTGGTACGCAAGGTGGTGGAACTGGTGGAAAGTTCCAAGGAAATAAGTTTGCTGATGAAGCAATCTATAGTAGTATTTATTTATATTTACCACATGAATTGAGAGAGACATATGGAGTATCATATAATAAAGCAACTTTAGGACCATTTGGCGATGCACTAACTACTGCCATGTCAGGTGGTGACTCCGAAGGATTAGCAGAAGCTATAAGTCAAGGTGCTGCTAGTGCTACACCACAAGCTACATTCAGTGCAGTATCAGGTATGTTTAACAACGTCCCTCTTATAGACACTGAGCTCAATAAAGATCAGTTAGCAGGTTTAGTAAAACAGAAAGTATTTAATCCATATCAAGAGACTGTATTCGAAGGTACTAACTATCGTAGTCATACGTTTGACTTTGATATGGCACCTCGTAATGAATCAGAAGCAAGAGAAATAAGAAATATTATCAGTGTTCTACGTGATTCTATGTTACCAGGCACTAGTGGTGCAACTAATCGTTGGTTAACAATACCAAGATTCTTTAAAACCTCTATTGTGAGATACCAACCAGGTAATACTAAAACACAGAAACTAAACGAACCTGCCCAATTATCATATATTATGCAGTTCCCTGTAAAGATGGTACTATCTAATATGGATGTCAATTTAACCCCTAGTGGTCAGAACACGAGTATCAAAGATACGGTAGGTGGTAATCGTGATATTGATTATGGTCCTGCTAGTTATAAACTATCACTCAAGTTTGATGAGACTGCATTCCTTACAAGGAATCTTCTTAAAGGTGGAACTGGTTATGGAGTACAGGATATGAGTAAAGACGATGATTTCTCATTTATGAATAGTGCTCAAGATAGAGCAAGAGAACTAGATTCTGGAGAGGAGGCGACTGACTAATGGCTAATTATTTTTCATCACTACCTAATGTAAAGGTCAGAATAAAGAGTCAACGTACTAATAACGTAGAACCATACGTTATTGCTAAAAATATCTTTAGAAGAATTAAGTTAATTGATAATATAAGATCTAATGTATTAGGATTCCAACAGTATACCATTCCTAATGATATGAAACCATATCAGGTTGCACAAGAGGAATATGGTAGTTCTGACTATGATTGGATTATATGCATATGCAACAATATTACCAATATCTACAGAGATTGGCCATTCTCTGAACATGAGTTATATGAGTATGTTATTAAGACATATGGTAATGCGACTAATGTTCACCATTATGAGACAAATGAAATAAGAAGCGATGCAGGTGATATTGTCCTAAGAGAAGGATTAGAGGTAAATGAAGAATTTCGCTATTATCTGCCTGATGGCACTATTAAGGAGAATTGTGCATATCCTGTTTCTAACTTCGAATACGAAAGACAGCAAAATGAGTATAAATCAAATATTTGGTTATTACGCAAAGCATTCATTGGTGAGTTTATAGAGGAATTCGAGAGTTTAGTCAAATATCAACCAAATGACGAAGTTGGCGATGATGACGTTAAGTACACATGGGGTGCAGTCGAAGAAATCTTCGCAACGCAAAAAGACGCATATACAACATTATATGGTCAAACACCATCTGTCGCATTTGCGTCTTCACAGGAATTGGTTAATAGAACCGTTACTACTACAGTTACCGAATCTGGTGCAGTTACTAGAACTGTAGATTCATCAAATACTGGTAACGTTAACGATTCTGGAGTTATCTCTGGTACTACTGATGCTTCATCTACTAGCAGTACATCAAGTAATACCTCTTCGTCTTCCTCCTCTAGTTCTTCTGGTTCCTCAGGTGGTTACTAGGTAGAAATACTTATATCGACCCTACAGACAAAAAAATACCCCGAATTTTTATTTGGGGTATTTGTGTTTCTAGAGGTGAATTATATATCACCCACCATCTATGTCGCAACCAATGGTAGCACCTGTTACCACACCGAGTGGTATCGCCCACCATCTACCGTCACCTTGTGATAATGCAGCACCTGCTGCACCACCTAGGAGACCACCTGCTATCTTACCATCTGAACAGTCATTACTATCACGTTCTATGATAGTACTTCTTCTGTAACGTGTAACACCTGAGCATGGAATCTCTACCTGTTCATGCCAAGACCTGACATAACCTGGTGAGTTAGCAGTACCAGGAATATATTCTTCCCTATACTCTTGACGAACACACTTGCGTTCGGTAGAGTACCCTGCTTGAGAGCGATAGTCATTTAATTCTCTCTTCCACTCTTCTGCTGACGCTACAGGTGTAACGAGCAACAGTGCTGCAAGTGCTAGTTTCATTAATCTTCCTCTGCTAATCTGCTGAAGTATGCGAGGTCTGGATCCTCGTCTGTCTTTAATGATTCTACACTATCTCCAAACCCACTGGTAGGTTTAGTGGTCTCTTCTTTAACTGTCACAGGAATTTCTAATTCTTCCTGCTCTACACGAGTTTCTACTCTCGCTGCTCCCTTCCCAAGTACCAAGTTTAGTCTCTTCTCTAGGTCTTCATAAGACTTAAAGTTCTTAGGACTAGTAAACTCTGCTAGAGAATACTCTTGGTTGTAGATTTCTTCTAACTTTGCATCGTCATAGTCACCTAGTGTTGTAGGTGCAGCGAACTCGGAACGATCATAGTTCCAGTATCCATCTTGCTTGACGATCTTAAGTTTAAAATCAGCACCCTTCCAAAAATCGAATGGGTTGATTGGTTGCTCATCCTCGAACTGAGGCTTCATTGCTTCTACTAATTTGTCATGAATCTTTTTCCCATACTTGTATAGGAATACACGACCTTCATTTTCTGGATGTAGTGGGTCTTTGATTACTAATATGTTACTGAAGTAAGAGAGTTTTCTCTTTTGCTTACGAGCAACGTCTTTGTCTGAATCAATTCCACTGTTCCATAGTACTCTATTGAGTTCTCCTACAGGATCGTTTTGTCCTAGTGTAGTGAGACTATTCTCAATGTACCATCCACCTGTGCCTTGGAATGCATGTGACCATACTTGTGCCCAAGGTAGATCTTCACCTGTTGGTGCAGGTAGGAATCTTATAACTGCGTAACCGTTACCTGCCTTATCGACTTCTGGTTTCCAGAGTCTATCGTCAGGACCATTTCCACCGCCTTTGCCACTAAGTTTTTCTAACTCCTTAGTCAGTTTAGCAACTGATCCTGAGGATTTCTTAAGTGATGCGAATGACATTCTTATTCTCCGTATTAATTGTATTTGGTATGTTGTTACTGTGTAATCGTAACGTACTATTTATGTTTTGTCAAGTAGTGCACTCTTCCATTGTAATAGTTTTGTCTCCATTGCCTCAAGAATCTCTAGTAGATTTTTACCACCAGAATACATGCCACTTACATTGTCAATTCTCTTCTTCATATCCATCACTTCACTGTCCTTCTCGTCCTCTTCGTATGTGATATGCTGCTCCATCAACTGAAGACGTGCATAGAATACCTTCTGTTTTGCTATGAGTTCTAGTGTCTTATTGATATGGTCTAGTTGTCCCTCTGTATCATAAGAACTGAACTCCTGAGACATGCTCAACAACTCAGTATAAGTTCTCTGAAGATCATCTAGTTCTTCTTTAATTACTTCAGATTTTAAGAAATCATCTGCTGTACTCATAGTGGTAATACTCCTCTAGTAGTTCTCTTTATACAATTAAGTAGTTGTGCATTTGCTTTGATCTTATCCTTTAGTGGTTTAGAAATGAGTTTGTTTACTACCTCTACTTCTATACCATGCTCATCACACACAGTTGCTACTGCTTCTATGTAGTTTATCAATCCATTTGATTCTGCCACACAGGTCTCAACTAAAGCACTAAACTTTGGTTGTGTCATAAAGTTCTCTTCTAATTCTTTCACAGTGTTACTCCTGACTGTTCGACTGCCCAACTTGTAAGGAGAGACATCTTAAAATCTTTAATCCATTCACAAAGAGTATCTACATAAGGACTCTTGTCGTAACGTTGTTCTACTTGTGTCTCACCGTTCTCTGCTACAGAAAGTGTGACTAATTTATCTACCTCTATCCCTGTCCTCTCGTAGTACATGTAAGCGTACGCTGATTCCTGTACGAAATACTTTTCCAACCACTCTACTTTCTTTATACTATTGGTAGTTTTAAAATCTATAATAGCAAGTTCGCCATCAAACTCAGCAATGCAATCGACACGGCCAGCAATGCCCAAGTCAGTAGAATAGAGAGGGGCTTCCAACAAATGAATATTATCAATACGATCAAGCACCTCACGACTAGCCCCAAAAAGGAACGAGGGAAGACCCTCGCTCTTCTCAATTTTCTCAGGTTCATTCTTTAAATAACACTCCACTATAGTATGGTACTGAGTACCTCTCCATGCTGACGCACGTCTAATCTTTTCTGCTTTCAGAAGTCCTAT